CACAAGTTGTTGGACAGGGTCAGAGATGGCCAGCTGGTGCCGCCGTACTTGATTGAGCTGGCGCTGGTGGCCACGGGCGACAAGACTACAAGGCTTGGCCATGAATGAAACCATCCTGACACTGGATCTGGGCACGACCACCGGCTGGGCATGCAGGCCCATGGACGGCAGCATTGTCCACGGCTGGGCCAGCTTCAAGCCCGGCAGGTACGAGGGTGGCGGCATGCGCTACCTGCGCTTCAAGCAGTGGCTCTCCGAGCTCAAGGGCACGGTGGGCGGCGAGCTGCAGGCCGTGTACTTTGAAGAGGTGCGCAGGCATGCCAGCACCGACTCAGCCCATGTCTACGGCGGCTTGATGGCCACGCTGACCAGCTGGTGCGAGCACCACAAGATCCCTTACCAAGGCGTGCCGGTGGGCACAATCAAGAAGCATGCGACTGGCAAGGGCAACGCCGGCAAACAGGACATGGTCGAGGCCATGCAGTTGCGTGGCCACCCAGTCACTGACGACAACGAGGCCGACGCGCTGGCGCTTTTACATTGGGCATTGGAGGTGCAATCATGTTGATGACTATTTTCTGGGCTATTGCGTTGATGCTGCTGGGCTCGCTGCTGACCCTTGTGGTGCTGTGGCTGATGCTGATCTTCTTGGAGAAAAAGTGATGCATGTCAGCTATGTCAAACTGTTCCGCGATGACGAAGGCACCGTGCGGGACACCCAAGAAGCCAACGGCGAGATCCGCAACTTCCAGCACCAGATTGAGCTGCTCAAGCACGCGCTTGAGCGCGAGATGAACACGGTGGCCGACCTGCGCGAGCTGCTTGACTCGGTCAGGCGCATTGCCTACGAACTAAACGAAGAGATACTGAAGGACACCGATGCCAAGACCACAAAGTGATATCACCGGCAAGCAGATACAGATCACAGTCAGAGTGACAGCAAGCCAAAGGGAAGCATTCAAGCAGCTGGGCGGTGCCGCTTGGCTGCGCAAGCAGCTGACAACTGAGATGGAGCGGCGCTGGCATGCTGAGCATGACGGGTTTGGCAAGAGGATCATCAGCCGTGTCTTCGGCCGATGAGCTGGCCTGCCCAGCATGCGGCAGGGTTCACCCAGATGCCAAGCTCATCACGCTGCCTGACGGCACCAGCGTGGGCAGCTACAGCATGGAGTACCGCGCCTACACCGAGGCCAAGTGGGTGCTTGAGAAGCTGCCTGTCACGGTCAACCGCAGGCGCAAGTCAACACCGCAGATCAGCAGGCGGGACTACATCTTGGGCGTACAGGACAGGCGTGGCCAAGAGTCAGCCAATGAGCTGGCGCTCATGGTCACCAAGCTATGGAAGGCATCCAAGTGAACGCGATGACTGAACCAGTCCACTTCAACATGCCCAAGCGGCCAAGGATCAAGGAGCAGGCACCCTTGCCAGACCAGCGCAAGATCGCTGTCATCCCAATCCGAGCATGCACAGACAAGCAGCTGACACCCGGCATGATCAGGTCATTCCTCCTGATCTGCAGCTACATGAACAGGTCTGGCATCACATGGGTTGGCCAAAAGACCATGGCAGACAAGCTCGGCATCAGCCAGCAAGCCATCAGCAAGCACCTTGTCAAGCTGACCAAGGCAGGCTACCTAGAGATCCTCAAGAAGCCCATGCCCGGCGCAAGGCACACAACATGGCGTGTCATCTTCGACCCAACCATCAGCGCAGAGGACGCAGTCAGCATCACCAGCGCCATCGAAGACACAAGGCCACCCTACATGAAGGAGCAGCAAGCAATGGAAGCAGACAAACCAGATCCAGAGGGCCAACGCAGAGTCGCCCAAGCAATCAGCAAAGTACTCAAGCAACCAATCAAGAGGTATAAAACCATGCCCAAAGCAAACGAAACAGTCACAGTCAGGAACATGAAAGCAGCCATCCAAAAGGCACAAGCCAAGGGCTCACAGGCACAACCCCCAGAGGTTGTACAACAAGACAGCAAACAGGCACAACCAGCGCCTGTGGATAACTCTGTCCAGATACAACCTGAAGGCGTTTATGGCACAACCTCTGAGGGTTGTATAAAACAAAGGAACAAGACAACATGTGAAGAAGTTAACTTAAAAGAAGAAGCAGACATGTCTGTTCTGCACAACCAAGATGTTCAGCAACTTGTCAGCGACGGCATGTCTGCACAGCAGATCAGGGACGCGCTCGACACCCTGCTGCCGCTGTATCAAGCCGAGGGCATCAAGCCCAGCAGCCGTGTCCTGATGGCAGGGATCCGGCAGTTGCAGGCAGATGCCCGATGACTGGATGCCCCGCCAAGCCACGACAGCAGGCCTTGCTGGCGCGATCAAGGGCAGGCTGGTACGCAGGTAGCCACCCAGCACTTCAGAGCCTTGTAGGCCTTGTAATCCCATGGGTACAACCAGCATACCAGCGTATGGGTTTTGTACAGGGCTGGCGCTTCAAGGGGTGTCTGGCTGCTGGCAGGGTCAGGCTTGCATATGCGCCAGCGGGTGCGCAGGCGATCCGCGCCCGACGACGCGCAAGGAACGCGACCCTTGCCCCCCCGCCCCCTACGGTAGCGTACGGGGCCCATCCCGAAATTTTCCCCACTTTTTCAACGACAATGATGTAAAGGACTTTTATGACAAACGACAACGAGATTAAGCCTAGTGAGGGCAAGGCGTGGAAGAACGCTGAGAAGACTGAGGCGTGGCATGGTGACTACAAGGGCACGTTTGTGATGCCTGATGGGACGAAGCACTTCCTTGATGTCTACGTCAACAAGAAGCCTGACGGCACGGTTTGGTTCAAGCTCAAGGTGGGCAAGCCTAAGATGAGCAGCGCTGGTGCCGGGTCTGCTGCGCCTGTGTTTGCAGCTGCTCCCCAGCCGCAGCCAAAGGCTGTGGTGCCAGACACTGATGACGATATACCGTTCTGATGGGGGCTGACATGAACAACCCACCAGCATTTCCAAGTAGTAACGAAGTAACGCTTAACGATTGGGTAAGCAGTGGTTACAGTGGCATGACATTGCGGGACTACTTTGCCGCCAAAGCGATGCAGTCATTGTTGTCTGACCCTGATTGGCGGACGGATATGGACTTTTCCGACACTGCTCGTGCCGCACACAAGATGGCAGACGCAATGCTAGAGGCCCGTGATGGCAAGGACTAGGACTAAGTCAAGCGTGATCCCACCCCTGACCAACTGGGGCGGGGTGAGGTCTGTGCAGCGCAGGCTGGATCGCAGCACGACGCTGGTGGCCAACAAGGAGGCTGTGGCTTATGCGCTGCTGAGCATGGCCAATACCAAGCTGACAGACATCATGTCGTGGGATGAGGCTGGCAATGTGACTGTCAAGCGGTCTAGCGATATACCAGAGCACGCGCTGCATGCGATCAAGAGCATCAAGGTCAACAGCAAGAAGGACTCTGACGGCAATGTGTACTCCACGCTGGACATTGAGCTGTATGACAAGGTGGGTGTCTTGCGGTTGCTGGCCAAGGCAAGTGGTCTGCTTGACAATCCGGACGACGGCAGCGAGAAGCCGTCTGTGATTGATATCAATGTTGTGGCACCAAGGGGAGAAGCATGATTGAAGTATTGAAAAAGGCGCTTACGGATGCAAAACGCAATGAGAGGCATAACAATGTTGCTGAGACACGCTATTGGTTAAACCAATACAAACTGATTGCAGAGCAAGCCATTGCAGAGTTGGAAAGCCAAGAGCCTGTGGCGTGGTTGTTGACTGAAAAAAACATAAATTCGCTTCAAGTAGATTCCATTCAACTTTTAATTGACCGTTTAAAACACGCACATCACACAGACTTATGCGTCAGGATTAACGGGCAAGATGAGTGGTTTCAGGCTGACTGGTTAAAACACATGGTTAGAGCCACCCCACCACAGCGCACATGGGTAGGGCTGGCAAAAGAAGACCGCCTGTGCGCCAAGTACATGCAAGACGCACCCGAGGGCATTGAGGCTGTCATTGACTACATTGAAGCCAAACTCGAGGAGAAGAACCATGTGGCGCAAGAGGCAGATAAGACAACTGGAGCAAGAAGATGAGCCGTACCAAAGAGATGTCCGACAAGACCGTGCCGATGGCTGGTCTGAACCTAGACTTCAGCGAGTCGCCGGTAATCTACGACTTCATCCAGTCCAAGAACTTTGTTCAAGGGATCATGGGGCCGGTAGGGTCTGGCAAGAGCTATGGCTGTGCGGCCAAGATCTTCATCAAGGCTGTGCAACAAAAGCCCAGCCCGATTGACAACGTCAGGTATTCCCGCTGGGCGATTGTCAGGAACAGCTACCCCATGCTGAAAACCACCACCATCAAGACTTGGCTTGACCTGTTCCCAGAGGGCACGTTTGGCCCTATGCTGTGGACACCGCCTATCACCCACCACATCCGGCTGCCTGCCCGCGGCGACGCAGCTGGGATTGACTGCGAGGTGATATTCCTTGCCCTTGATCAACCCAAGGATGTCAGGAAGTTGCTGTCTTTGGAGCTGACTGGCGCTTGGGTCAACGAGGCGCGTGAGCTGCCCAAGGCTGTCATTGATGGCTTGACCCACCGGGTTGGCCGTTATCCTACCAAGCGCGATGGCGGGGCTACTTGGCACGGCATCTGGATGGACACCAACCCCATGGATGATGACCATTGGTGGCACAGGATGGCTGAGAAGGAGAAGATGACTGGTGCCTATGCGTGGAAGTTCTTTAAGCAGCCCGGCGGTGTGGTGCCCGTGGACGTTGAGAACCTGCCTGAGATGCCAGAGGCCAACGATCACATCTTTGCGTCGGGCAAGTGGTGGAAGGTCAACCCCAAGGCCGAGAATATCCACAACCTGCCGCCCGGCTACTACCAGCAAATGCTGCTTGGCAAGAATTTGGACTGGATCCGCTGCTATGCCGGTGGGGAATACACCTATGTGCAAGAGGGTAGACCCGTTTGGCCAGAGTATGAGGACTCAACCATGTCGGGTGAGACTGAAATTGAGCCCAATGTGCCCATCCAAGTGGGGCTTGACTTTGGATTGACCCCAGCGGCCACCATTGGACAGCGTTTGCCCAACGGCAGGTGGCTGATCCACCAAGAAATCGTGACCTTTGACATGGGACTGGAGCGCTTTGGCCACCAGCTGCTGGCTGAACTGAACCAGCGCTACCCCAACCACCAAGTAATGATCTGGGGCGACCCAGCAGGCATGGCCAGAGATGCGATATATGAGGTCACAGCCTTTGATTACCTCAAAACCTTGGGGTTGCGAGCACAACCCACGGCCAGCAACGACTTCAAGGTGCGCCGTGAGGCCTCTGCCGCGCCCATGCAGCGACTTATTGCTGGCAAGCCGGGGCTTATTGTCAACCGCGAGTGCAAGCTGCTGCGCAAAGCGCTGGCCGGTGGCTATCACTTCAAGCGGGTGGCGGTCGGAGCTGGCCAAGAGCGCTTTAGAGACGCGCCAAACAAGAACGAGCACTCACACATTGGTGACTCCTTTGGCTACCTGATGCTTGGCGGCGGCGAATACAACCGCATGACCCGCACCCACCAGCTGGGTGGCCGACCCATGGGCCAGTCCAGCGCCAGCACCGACTTCGATGTGTTTGCATGAGCTATATATCGCCACGATATACAGTAATTGCCCCTTGTACAAACATCATTAGAATCTGTTGGTATGAGTACAGCCATCATTGAAATGCCTCAATCAAATCTGCCTGCACCAGTGGCGCGGCAGAGGATCATGGCTATTCAAAAGGCTTGTCAAGCGCTGCCAGATGGTGAGCGCATGGATGAGTCCCCACCCCTCAAGCACTGGCTGGCACCCGGCATCTATGCGCGTGAGATACACCTGCCTGCTGGCACTGTGGTGGTCGGCAAGATCCATCGCCATCGCCACTTCAACATCATCAGCCAAGGCAGCATCACCTGCTACACCGAGTTTGGGCTGGAGACACACACAGCGCCAGCGTCATTTATCTCCGAACCGGGCACCAAGCGGGTGGTGCATACCCATGACGATGCGATCTGGACAACGATCCACCCAAACCCGACCAATGAGACAGACATCAAGACACTGGAAGACATGTTCACCGCGCTGGAATACGCCGAGCTGGGCATGGAAGTTTTAAAAATTTAAGGAGTTAACGATGACTTATTTTGTAGCAGGCGCAATCGTTTTAAGCAGCGCATACAGTGCAAGCGAAGCGCGTAAATCGCGCAAGCAAGCTGAGAATGACCAGCGCACCATGCTGGCGCAGCAGGCCTCTGACCAAGCGGCCATGCGACTTGAGCTGGGCAAGCAAACCGCTGAGTATGCTAAGCAAGGCGCGTCCCTTGAGCAGCAAGCCAACATCGCTCGCGAGCAGTTTGCGACATCTCAGCAAAACTACCAGACCAACAAGCTGGAGATGGAGAACAAGGCCAAGGAAGTGCAGGCCGCTGCAGACGAAGAGCGCCGCAAGGCAGCCGCTGCCGAAGCATCTGCGCTCAGAGCTCGCACCCGTGGTGGCCGCAGATCTTTGCTCTCAGGCGAGCGCATGGATGCAGAGCTTGGCATGGGCATGGATCTAGGCAGCGCAGGCATGAGGATCCAGTAATGGCCACACTGCCCCAATTCAAACAACGCCAGATCGCTCGGCGCAGCACATCCGACATTGACCGGCTGGCCAAGCAGTACAAAGCCAACATTGATGCGCTGACCGGCGAGTACCAAACAGCATTCACCGGCTACCAAGCTGGCGTGGCCGAGAAGATGAAGCCGTTTGAAGAGCAGATGGCCACATACAAAGAGTCGCTGCTGCCAACCTACGAAACTCAAAAGACTGCCTACCAAAAGAAGCTGGACGAATACACCGCCACGCTGGCTGAGCTTGAAAAGAATCCTGTCACTGAACGCACTGGCATCAAAGAAACCAAGAAGCCAAGGTATGGTCTGTTCGGCCTTGCTGGCTATGAAACCAAGCGCGAGCCCTACACCTACTACGAGCCAAAGCCTATACCGACGTTCACCGAAAAAGCACCTGCGCTGCCAACCGCGCCGGTTGCGCCAGAGATTGAGAAGTTTGACGAAGGTGAGTTCGGCACAAAGCGCACCGCAGCCGAGAGTACCTTCAAGCGAGAGGTGGGCGAGCGCCGCGCCGCAAGGCTTGGTGCCGTTTCCCGCAAGATGACCCGACCAATGTTAAGAGGAGCTGAATAATGCCCGGACACTATGACGACAAATCAAGCAAGATGAAAGACAAGGTTGCCAAGACCATGCGCGAATACAAGGCTGGCACGCTGAAAAGCTCAAGTGGCGACAAGGTCACAAGCCAAAAGCAAGCCGTAGCCATTGCCATGTCTAAGGCTGGCAAGGAAAAGAAGTGAAAGAGGTCTGGGACAAGCCTCGGCCCAAAGATCTTGGCAAGCCAAAGGAAATGTCATCAGCCGAGAAGCGCAACGCCATGCGTCGTGCCGCAAAAGCTGGCAGGCCTTACCCCAACTTGGTTGACAACATGGCTGCGGCGCGAGAAAAGAAGTGAGCAAATACAAGGATCCAGAGGGTGGGTTGACCGAAGCCGGTCGGCGCAAGTTTGAGAGCTCTGGTGAAAGCGGCAACCTGCAGCCGGGTGTCAAAGAAAAGAGGCCAGCAGGCCAAGCGCTGCGTCGCAAGGGATCATTCCTGACCCGTTTCTACACCAACCCAAGTGGCCCACTGGTGGATGACAAGGGCAAGCCCACCCGGCTGGCGCTGGCAGCCAATGCGTGGGGCGAGCCGGTGCCGCGCACAGCTGGCGCAGCTGCAAGGCTGGCAGCCAAAGGCCGCAACATGTTGGAAAAGTACGAATTGCAAAAGGATTGATGATGGAATACGACAAGAATACACCCGGCGGTATGCGCCTGACACCAGAGCAGATCCTCAAACGGCAGGTGGCAGCACAAGCCAAGAAGGATGAATTCCAGCAACTCTACCAAGATGCCTACGAATTCGCCTTGCCCCAGCGCCAGCTATACGGCGTGTGGGAGGGTGGCGCTGTTGGATCTAAGAAGATGCAGCGTGTCTTTGACTCGACCGCCATCAACTCTACCCAGCGCTTTGCCAACCGGCTGCAGTCTGTAGTCTTCCCACCCCAGCGCAAGTGGGCCAAGCTGGAAGCTGGCTCAGACATCCCGCCAGAACGCAGGCAGCAAGCCCAAGCTGTGCTTGAGGTCTACCAAGAAAAGATGTTCACCATGCTGAACCAGTCCAACTTTGACATCGCCATGGGCGAGTTTTTGCTGGATCTGGCGGTAGGCACCGCCTGCATGATGGTGCAGCCCGGCGACGATGTGCAGCCGCTCAACTTCATCCCCGTGCCCCTGTTCTTGGTGAGCTACGAGGAAGGTGCCAACGGCCAAGTGGACAATGTCTACCGCCGCATGCGTATGAAGGGTGAGTCCATCCAGCGCCAGTGGCCAGACGCAGATATATCAGACGATCTAAAGCGCCGCATAG